CTCTGAGGTTTGGGGAGTCGGTCGACAGCACAGTAAGAAACTACATGCCATGGGTGTGCATACCGTTCAGGATCTCACACGAACTGAGCCGCGCAATATGAAAAGCCTCTTTTCTATTGTTATGGCCAAGACGGTAGCTGAGTTGCAAGGCATTTCTTGCATTGAAATTGAACATGCCCCACCCGCTAAAAAACAAATCATCTCATCGAGGTCGTTTGGCCAACGTGTAACGGATAAAGAATCTTTGTCTGAGGCAATGAGTGATTACCTGCAGTCAGCAGTTAAACGCCTACGTGAGGACAAAAGCTTATGTGGTTGCGTGATTGCTTTTGCTGAGTCCAATCCATTTGATAAGAACAAACCGTTTTATAAGAAATCAATCAGTGTGGGTTTTGCTGAGCCGACCGACTCTGCTGCAGTCATCAATAAAGCAGTGATGAAGCAAATGAGTGAACTGTTTCAAGAAGGTGTTGAGTTTAAAAAATGCGGTGTGATTTTAACGTGTATCGAGAATAAAGCCGCTTACATTCCTGACCTACTTAGCGATGTTGAATCCATAGAACGAAATGAGAAGCTGCAGCTTGCAATGGAAGGTGTTAAGGAAAGGTTTGGAGATAAGAAACTTGCAATCGGCCCTTGTAAATTACCGAATCGTGGCTGGTCGATGAGTCGAGGGAGTCTAACGAGGGATTACTTTAGCTGGGAAGGTATGTTGACTGTAAATAACTAAAATAATATATATTAAACAACAAATAATGGTGAACTTTATGAAACTAGAAGAATCAGATGTAACCGAGGTAACTTTAGGCGCTTTAATAAACCTACTTAAACTTAGTGGTTACGACCTAAATTTAATCCTTGCTAATTACGAAAGAAAAATAGTTGATAACAAACTTACTGGTGCTAATCCACACTACAAAATGGCAAGTGTAGAGTTATTAAAGGAACTAATAGATGAAGCCAACAATAATTCCGTTTTGAATTAAGAAAAGCCCTCACTTAGAGGGCTGTTTCAATTCACACACTGCACACAAACAGTGACATGAACATTTGTCGAAATCGAATGAGCTGTGCAACCTGAAAGCAGGATGCACAGCAATAAAGTAAATAACTTCATTTCAAAAATAAAGCCTTTTCAACAGTCCGGCGATTCACAAGCCCTTGCATACGTTTACCGCCTGCATTCACCCATACATCAAACTGATCTGCAGCACCACGAATATCATTGGCATTCAACTTTTTAACCAACGTCGATTTGCTAAATGCATTAGTCCCAATGTTGTAGGCAAGTGAAACCAAAGCATCAAACTGATTTTGATTAAGTTGCACTGTGACTGCCTTATTTACAGTAGCTTCAAACTTCTTTAAATCATGTGCCATGTATGTCTTAGCTTGTGCTTCCGTGCAGGTATCACCTTTCATAACTTTAATGCCGTTCGGATAATAGGCAGTAAGTCTCTTACCTTCAAAAAGGTTTATCCCACTTGGGCTGATGTGCATTTCATCTGTGGCGATACCCAGCATATCATTCAGGTCATCATAGGCGGTTGCAATTAACTTATCTGCAGCATCAACCTGCTTTTGGGTGAGTTTGCCACCACTGATCTTTCGCAGGAAATCAAATATGTGTTTCATTATGGGCTACCCTTAACTTTAGGCTGTGCAATCTTACGGCCAATGTACGCCAATGCAGGCAATACAACTGAAAGCAAAATAGCATGGTATTCAGTCGGAATGAGTTGTGTGTTGATGCCCTCTTGAATTAAAACAGGAAGAACACCCAATAAAAAAGCTCCGATAATTGGGAGCTTTACAGATAAATATTTCCAGACGTTTTCGGGGATGAATTTCATTTTTGATAATTCCTAATGGTTGATACGTCGGACTCAAGACGAGCCGTTTTTTCCTTAAGGAGTGAGTTTTCTTGTGCATTCTGGATAATTGAAGATCCGACCCATGTGCACACGCCAATAAAAACCCCTGCGAGAAGTGTTAAGGCAATACGAATGACATTCAGGCCACCATCGAGTTGAGCTGATTTATTTTCCAGCACACCAACCCGGGTAATAATCGAATCAATATCTTTGCGGTTTTCAGCACTCATGTTTTGGTGCGCTTCGTTAATGAATGTCAATCTGGTTACGTGGTCGGACAGCATTCGAATGTCAGACTGCATTGAATCAATCTTCTTCTCTACTCTGACCCCGTACGACTCGTTGTCGGTCATAAGACCCCCTAAATTTTGGCAATAAAAAAGCACCCTATTGGGTGCTATGGTTTTGTAAAAAATACTTTTAGAAGACTATCGGTATTGACGTCATACAGCAACATAAAATCTGTATACAGAAAGCGATTTGTGTTATTTCCTCTTGTCACACTTAATGCAACCCCTCGATTAACAATGACCTGCTCAAAACTAGAGAAATTGAAAGCAATATCACTTTTAAGTGATACAATTTTTTTATCTTGTGCTGTTGTTCGATTTCCAGAAACCAAGACAATTGATTTGCCGTCACTAGCCACATCAAAACAGTAAGTAAAATTTGTCGGTATATTGTATGTATTTGAGTTTACTAGTGAATAATTGGAGAATATGTCCCCTGTTATTTGGGAAATTGTTATAGTTCCCGCACTAGCCACAATATAATATTGTCCAACAATTTTTGATCTTTCTACTCCTGTGATTTGCATCTCATTCTTAAGAACTGCGGTTTCAATTTCGTAAGCTTTACTCAACTCAAAGATATATCGCTTATAAATTGATGATCCAGTGATAATGCAAAGACCAAACCCATCATTAAAGAATGAGGCATAAAGAAACGTATTGGTAGTATTTGGTAGTAACTCTACAGATGTTGATGCTGGAAAATAATCCCCAAAGGGTGACGATGTTGCATGTTTTAAAAATTGAACTTTTGATGTTATTGAGGTGTTGTGAATATATATATAATCCCCATTTTTTGAATAAAACGTCGATCTAAGTGATAGTGATGGGGTTAAAACCGATTCAGAATCAATACCTACAATTATCGGAACGTCGGCTTTATTCGCAAAAACCTCAAAACAATCTGTAAATACCTCTTGCTCCCCAAGTCTTGCTGACAACATATAAAAATATGTTTCATCTTTTTCTGTCGTTAAATCCTCATATTCATATATGTCACCCACAACTTCAGCTAAAAGTGGTGGCAAGCTATTTGATGTAAATGCAGAATCTGCACGATAAATTCGCACAGATTCAGACATGACACTCTCATTTTCCCAGTTTATTTTGATTTTTACTGCCATAAATTAATACTCTACAACTTCAAATGTGACATTGCTTGGAGCGATTAATGTTAATCTTTTTACAGTGCAATCAAATACATTCATACATTCATACCCATCCCGCACTGTTTTCAAGTTGATGTGCAATGAGCGTGTATCAGCTTGCATTGCTGTCTCAAGGAGTGTGAAACTATTAGTTGCTGATGCATTTATGCTATGAGTTGCAAGCTCTATATTTTCTTCATCGAGCTCAATTACAGTGAGTAATGTTTGCGTTCTATCTTCAAGCGATACACCCTGCTCAAAATACCCGATAAAATCACCACCTGTTTGCTGTAAACGATTCCGATTAGACCAAGTCAGTATGAAATCATCTTCAAAATAAGCAGGCCAATACTTGTCATTGATTTTCACATTCGCAGGTGGATAGGGTCGGTTAGCACGTGCTTTGATTTGAACTTGCTGCATATCAACATCATCAATCCCTAAAATACCACTTGGAGTAGTCGTCAGTGCTTTTACATTGATGATCTCACCAGTGACATATTCCGTTGGATCTACCGTGATAAAATCATCTGCAAAATACAAAATACTCCCAGCCAAGTGATTTTGAGGAACTGTATCTAACGCCCCACGTTTTACCGTGAGCAAACCTGTCTCTTCATCATAAGATTGGTAGACCATGATTTCGTTATTCACGGTAATCTGCGTACCAGTACTGACCATGTCTATATCACCTGCATTTTTTAAAATGAAAGTGGTATCGACCCGTGAAATATTCTGATCCAGCTCAGCTGTTTCGCTATATACAATCGCACCTGCTCGCTCAAAGTCATTGCCAATATCTGTATACATCAGAGCATTTAATGAATTACTTTGTGGGCGCTGAGCAATCACCGCCGCATAGCCTGCATCGGGGTTATAAGCTAGAGCCTCGTCCACAGCTTTCTGCCCATTGAGCTGCACTGCTTCTAAATAGGACAACTCAAAAGCCTTAAACAATGCAGGCTGTGGAGGTTTTGGTATGGTGTCTACAGGTGTATCATTCACAATGTTTGAAGAAAGATTGCCTGAATAAGGCACGACCTCTACAAAATCAATCGATACATCTGTACCGGTGCCTAAGTTGATTTTCATAATCCGAACTAAAATGGTACCGCTCCAACGTCTTGGCCATTCCAGTTTGAGCAAGTCATACCGATTCCACTTTCGTGCCTGATAAAACCCAGTTGTGAAAGTTCCTTGCCAAACTGGAGTAGATACCTGCTTGAGCTTCCACTGACTTACTATTGCTGCATTACGCTGATGCATGAAATAAGGAAACTTCACCTCATCAGAGTTTTCATGTCCATTTAAGTTCCGAATTGCAGCATTCTCGGCAATTGAAAATGAAGAGTTTTTAATCGCACTTCGATTGTAATAACTCACGTTCAACTTATTAATCAGTTCATCTGCAGATGTTGCTCCATCCAGCTGCATACCCTTAATTTTGTTGACAGGCAGTGTGTGAACTTCATTATCTGCAAACCAATCATCACGAAATAAGACCATCTCATATAAACCAGTTTGACGGTTCATCCGCACACCCGCTTCGATATGGCCACAAAGTTCATTGATGGCTTCAAGACATGACTTCTCAGTAATTGACCATGAAATACCCAAACCTTCATCAAAAATTCGATCCGCAGCTTTCATAAAATTCACGTCATTTATGTCTGATTCAGGCTTGCCCATCGCGGTATCATCCGTAAGAATTTCCCTAATCTTATGAATTGGATTTATATCGGGAGCATCAATTTCAATAAAATCTCTATGCATTTTTATATCAAGAAAATAAACATCAAGAGCCACACCCATTACATGAGAATTGGAATCTGGGTTGTAAATAGAATTTCTGCAATAAGCTGAATCTACAAAAACACCACCCGACTCTACCCAAAGCTCGTAATTTTTTTCTGGTGACGCACTCTCGCCTCTTGCGCTTGACTCAACTCGAATGAGAATGTCGAAAGGGGATGTATTTGTAAAAGTTTGTTTTTCTTCATGATAGCCATCGAAGTAGCTTTGACCTGACACTCCCGATCCACTACCTGACTTATTAGGCGAGAAATTCATTGTTACTTTATTGAAATTAATTTCATTTAGGTCTTGTCCGCCTGTATACGTCCTAGTTGCGTTTAAAGTAAATGGCTGTGGATTAAATTCCTCATTATTTTTGATGTAATAGCCATTAATCTCACAAACAACAGCACCATCCTCTCGCACCTCATACCATTGTCTGCGACCATCATTTCTAACTCGTGTGCGTTTCGGCCAAAGCAACATTTCTTTCATGTAACCTGAGTTGCCGTGATAAAACGATTTATTGTAGTGGTGTCGTTTCGCAATAATTCCCGCAATTTCACCAACTACGCCACCCGCTGAAACCCCTCTGCCCAGTCCACGGAACAATAAATAAGACTGAAATGGATAGCCTGAAACTTTTGGAAAGTCAGTGCTATAAGTGGCATTAGGCAACTGATCTGCTGTACCCGTATAAATATCAATAAACCCAGCAACCCCACCTTCTTTATCCCCATATAGATTTGGACTTTCTACACGTAGAAAGGTTTCATCATTATCGGGTTTAAAAATCCAGCCACGGTTATCAAAGTTAATCCCAATCAATTTTTCAATCGGATTACCAATGAAGGTGGTGAGTTTTGCGAAGTATCGTTGACCAATTGTTTGACTACTGCTTCCGCCCATTTTTTACATACTCCACAACTTGCTGCGCCATGGCATCATTGGTTTGTTCAACAATTTCGATATCGATGCCGTTTTCAAGAAAGGTCGACCAGTCCCAACCTTGAGCCAAAAAAAATGCCCGCGATCCGCGAGCACACATTCCTGATTTTCGTATATCTGACATGTAAATCTTCACTTGCCACCTTTCTGTTTGATATCCGTTGTCGCATGCCCCCAAATATGGGTAATGTTTCCATACATGTGTGGGCTACCTGCTACATCTGAGAAAGAAACGCCTTCATCAGCAATCGTTCCATCAAGCTGATTGGCGGTTTGCTGGTTTTTCTTTTGGGCTTTGCGCATGGCGTAATAGCTGTAAGCCATTGTGACAACCATCAGCGCCAGCATGGCGTAAATCACCCATGGAGCAATAACCATTCGACACCTCGCTTACTTAATCAATTGGGTAAAAATTGGGTTGCTGTTCGGGATGAATTGATGCCCAGCATAACGTGCCCAATTGTTAAACTTCTCATCACACATTTTTTTAGATTGGTCGCAACCCGGTACAACTGAGAAAACATCACCCACCGCTAAACCGACATGCTGGCGGTATAACGTGAAGCTATTCACAGTGCTGGTCGTGATTAAGGTATGTACTCCACCTTTCAGCATCAACCCCAAACTCAACCATTGATCTGGGTAACTCTTGGTTTCCATGATCGGGTCTCCATTTTCAAAAGTGGGGTTGCCCTGACCATCTAAAACCAGAGTGGGCACCACATCGAATGAAACCTTTAAGCCATCGATCGCAGTCACTTCAACCTCAAATGACCAGTCTTCAAACTTGAGCCCACACCAGCGGTCATAGATTGAGTTTGGGCACGAATACTGAAACTTACGTGTCAAAATATTACGATTTAGGTAAGATTCTCCCGTTTCACATACCAGCGTCAATGTGTCTGCATCTTCATCATACTTTGGCTGCGTCACACGGCCTTTATGCAGGACCAGTGTTTCGCCCTGATAAAGCTCAAGGATGGTAATCGTCACACCGCCATAGAAGATCTTGCCTGCAAAGATGGCAGCCAAATCTTCACCCTCAGTATTGAATAAATGCATCTGCGGAAAAGTCACTTCGGTATCGCATTTATCAATACTTTCATCTTCAATGGCTGTACGCTGTAGGCCACGGATCGGCAGATACTCAATCCCTGCATGTGTGATTGCTTTACGCTGATCTGTAAAATACCAAGCACGTGCACCATGCTTCAGTTGATATAACTCTGCTCTGTTTCTCATGATGATAGTTCCACAATAGGCACTGTCACTTGCGTAATCTGTGCACCTAAAAATTGAAATTCGATTTGATCTGCATCAAAACGGTGTAGACCCAAATAGCAAATGGTTTGGATGTCGTTGCGGTGTGCATTGATTGCAGGTGACACCGTTAAAGAGCCACCCGTTTTGGCCGTAATTTCATGCGCGGTCCACATTCCGTTTTTACGCTTTACCGCAATATGCTTACGATCAGCCTCAAGCAAGTACTTGGTGTTGGTACTCAGTGAGGTGGTGATATTTGCCGTGTTTAAGATATTGAGATGCTTCTCATACAAAGGCATCCAAAAAGCTTGATAACGGCCCATGCGTCGAAATAAAAATCGGCGGTATTCGCTATATAGATCCCATCCTTTCAACACAGACTTAAACGGTTTTAGGTAGCGGGGTTTCTTCCAGTGGGTGAATTGTTGAAATCCTCCCACATCAGCATCCACTATGTTTTGGTGCTGCATCAGCGTCATTTCTAACGCGCTGCCATCCAAAAGCAATGGTTTGAAATAGATATCCTCGCCCTGGTACTGTTCTGGTACATCACCACTATGCTCAGGTGAATCTTCTGCCAGTACGCGAAACACCACTGATGAGCTTGACCAAAATCCGCCTGTGCTGATCGATGCATCACCATCAATGATGCAGATCCGCAGAGGCATGATTGAAGCATTTGATACAGTGACATTCTGGGCCAATCGAAACCCATCCTGATATTCAGTTTCTAAGGCTTGAAGAATCTCATCCGTTTCAGGATCTCGAATTTCTTCCTGAGTAATGATGTATCGGCCGACTGCAGTAATCTCAACAACCTGAAAGCCTGCAGCTGATTCAATTAAAGCAAAGCCGACTCTAAGGTCGGCTATATGGGCTGCTGTAGACAGCGGGATGTAATCACTATCATCAAGATCAGGAATAGGCTGTCTGAACTGGGGCAATGGAATCCCCCACTGTTTACGCAAGTTGGCATACAGCATATGGAAGATGTCGCCCATCGCTTTCTGCATATTCACGTAATTGAAACTGAGGACTTGTCTTGGTGCATCACGCTGGATGTAGCGGTCTTCGCTACTGTCATAAGCCTCATGAACTTCAGTTTTGAATTCCAGTCGCTCAGTCGAATCTAATAGAGGGCAATTTGTTAATACGTGCACCTCACCATATTTGGTTTGTATTTTCATTTTGTCCTCATTTACGGGTTTACATTAAATTTTGCCGATTACGTTTAATAAACTTAAGTAACCCCGCCTTATCATCTAAATTTTTTAAATATGTCCCAATATCAGAGCGATTATCGATTGTGTAAATGATTGGCTTGCCTTGTTGAGATTTTGATACATAGCCACCTTCAGAAAACCCTTTTGGTAAGTTTCCCTTCTTGTGTTTTGAAAACAACAAATTCCCAACTGCGACACCAAGTGCAAAAAAGACTAATTTCATTTCTGTTCCTCATAAAAAAAGCCCCAGGTTAAACACCTAAGGCTGCTTTATTACGTTTAAAGAATTTTACAAATGCTTTTGTACCATCTGGACTAAACAGGTAATCACTCATACTTTCACGCTCATCAACAATCACGAAGTTTGGATTGAGGTTGACGTTCGGCTGTTGGGTTTTATTGACCTGCCCGACATAGTTCTCCATTTTGGAGTTTTGCTGAGTGAATACTTTTGGTGGATCTAAAACCATCCCACCATCTGCATAACCATTCTTGATAGCCTCCCTTAATGCATAAAACCCAGCAGGTCCACCCAATGCAGCAATCTCTTCCTGAGTTAAAACACCCTCACCGCGGTGAACTAAACCTGCAACATCATATTTCCCACCATAACCAGTAAAACCACCGTCAGCAAAACCTTGCATGGCAACTGAGGAAATCGTCGCAATTGCAGGCATTAATGCTGCCATCACAGCAGTACCACCCGCAAACTTCTGTGGAAGTGTCATTGCACTAGGATCAGCAAATGCTTGTGTATATGCTGTCCAAGCAGCGACAAGTGATGAGGCGATTGAAAATGCTTGCTGACCAGCAAAAGCGATTCTATATGCAGTCGATTGCTCACCTGCATTTTCCTTAACAGATTGAGTTAATTGCGAAAAAGTATTCTGTCCATCAGATAAAATACCTTGCCACATACTCAACTGTTGCTGATATTGATCTAAAGCAAGCTGCTTGGCATTAGCATGATAATCAGCATCTAGAGCTTTTAAATTTTCTAGGTGTAATTCTCTTGCTAACTCCAACAACTCATATTGCTTTTGAACTTCATCTGGCGCTTCATACTCATTAGTAATTTGAGTAACGCTGTTTGAAAAACGATCAAACTCTGCTTCTTTTGCCTGTTTAGAGGAAATTGTCAAACCAGCATTTTGGTATTGGAGCGAGTTTTTCCCGTGTTTACTAGCAATTCCATACAGCGCAATAGCATCTTCAGCATTTGCTAATTGCGCCAATAAATCGTTTTTCGAGCTATCAAACTTCTCTTGCTGCGCCCGTCGAAAGTTATCAACATCATTCTGATATGCAGCTTTCTGCTTATCGGTATATTCCTTAATTGCAGAGTCATCACCAGCGTACGCTTTCTGAATTTCAAGAAGGGCTTCTTTGTTATCCTCTGCCATTCGCTCTTCTTCAGTGAAATACATTTGGCGGACATTTTTTTGACGCTCAAGAGAAGCTTCCTTTTGCGCCTCAATGTCTACCCAGTATTCACCCCAAGCCTTGAGATCTGCGACATTATCCCCACTCAAAACAGTTGCGTTTTTGGATGTATTCCCGCCTAAGCCAACAAGCCACTTATCAACCTTTCCAGCATATTCACGAGCCTCTTTAGTCTTGGCTGCTGAACCAGTGAACCCCTTTGATAAAAGATCTTGGGTTCCTTTGATTCCAGCATTGTAAGCTGTGGCTGCATCCACCCAATTACCAAATATCTCGTAAGACTTTGATAAATCTTTTGCAGCAGCTTCAGCTGATTTAGAAACATTATATGAATCAGCTACTGATAGACCATGTTGCTTTCGGTAAATACTGGTTGTTTGGAAAGGGCCAATTGCTCCTGTAGGGCTTTTAGCTGTAATGTTGCCTTTCGACTCTTGAGCCATTACAGCTGCAAGCATATTTTCAGGAATCCCATACTTAGCACCAATGGCATTAAGATTATGCTTTGCATTTAATTCAGCAACTCTTTTAAGCATTTCTGTTTCAGACTTGGTGAAAGTATAGTTTTTCTGATTATATTCAACCTGTTTTCGATTTGACTCCTCAATTTTCTTTTCCGATTCTTCACGCGCTTTAATTTGTTGTTGAAGCTTATACCCAGCCTCAACCTGCAAAAACCAAGCCTTAGATGATGTTTCAGAAAAACTCATGCCTGAATCTTCTCGCGCATCAGCAAAATAGTTTGCCTTATCACGGTTCCAACCCTTTGCCATGTTTGCAACAATGTAGTTTTCACGCGCTATATCAGCACTTATATTTTTAAGTGCCTCTCGTTGCTTTTGCGTGAGCCCAAGAAGTGCTTGCTCCTGAGCTGAAATTGACTTCGCATTTTCATTATTAAGTCTTGTATTTTCTTGGACCTTTCCAGAGTAAATACCTAAGACTCTTCGCGCATCATCAACTGCTGTTTTTTCTTTACTTACAGACTCTGCTTTTTTATCAATACTAGACTTTGCAGTATCATTTACCGTTGTTAGAGCATTCACGGCGGTAGCAAGTTCGTTCGAATTTATTTTCCCTAAACGATATTGCTCAAATAATTTTGATGCAGAATCACGATCTTTTTCAGATACTTCTGAATTTCGGGTAACAGCATCAATAAGCCCAAGAAGCTCATTCTTTTGCTCACGATAAAGTTTATTTGCTTCATTTAGCTCATCTGTAGCCTTGCGAGTAAGCACACGCTGTTGGGTTCTATCCAACTTTTCATACTCAACACGTAGCTCAGCAACAGTTTTTCCTTGGGTGCTTAATGATGGATCTAGTGTATCGCTAGACTTTTTCATATAAAGAAAAGCAGAGCCTGCCGCGATCCCCTGAATAGCCAACATGGCTAAACCAGCTGGTCCTCCAAGAAATGCCATGGCTCCACGTAGCGCTACCATAGAGCCAGCAGCAATTGAACCAGCTCCAGACAAACCAATAAGCCCAGCTCCAGCTCGAATTGAAAATGCTGTCAATTGTGCTAATTGAATACTGGTTGCAATTACAGTAGGAACAAGCTTTACAGCCATTGCTGTCGCCACCGCAACAGAAACAGCTTTGATATTATCCATATTATCTGCAACGGTCTGAACTACAGGAACAATGTTGTTTATTAAAGTTGCCTGTAAACCATCCCATTGCAAATTTAGAAGCTGGACATTTTCTTTAGCTAAAGCTAAGTTTTCAATCATTTCATCTGACATGATTGCATTTGCACGCTCAGCTGCATCACCCCATTTTTTAAAGCCCTCACCACCATTTTCTAGCAATGGGATGAGTAGTGAAGAATCGGAGATGATAGCCTCCATGTAAAACTTCATGTCATTCTGGGTTGCTCCAACCTTTTGCAGAGAATCATAATAAAGTTGTAAAGCTTCAGGACCTGATAGTTTTTGAAACTGCTGAATAGTCACACCAACCAATGGAGCAATATTTTCGAAAAAATCCGCTAAAGGACCACCGCCAGTTTGCTGAAAATCACCAATACGATCCTGCATGTCTTTCATTTTGTCAGCGAAAGACTCGATTGATATGCCAGCTATCTCAGCCCCTTTTGAGTAATATTGAAAGTCATGAACCGAGGTATTTGCCAATTGTGAGAACTTCTTAATTTCACTGCCCGTTTGAATCGTTTGATCCGCTAAAGCAACCAAACCACCAACAGAAATACCAGCAATTGCAGCGCCCAATGCTGTTGCCGCCATTGCAGCAATATCAAAACTATTCGCTATACCTTTACTTGAATTCTTTGCATGACGTTCTGCTTTAGTCATAGGCTCGGTGAAGTTGCCAATTTTTGCGACTAAATCAAGGGTTAGTCTACCCAGCGAAGCTGTTGCCATAACTTTTCCTCAGGCAATAAAAAACCGCCTAAGAGGCGGTTTTTGCGTGTTCGTATCAAACTATAGAGACTCATAAGCCTCCATACAGGCTAGATAATATTTGGCTGCATACTCGTTAATGGATTCTTTCTGATGTTCTTTTGTTGTGTATTTTGATTTGCTGTAAGCATCTCTTAAAATCAACTTCATAAGTGAAGATTCTTCTTTTGTTGCATCACCAGTGGTTATCATCTTTTCATTTTGTTCAAGCACACTTGCAAGGGATATCCCACTTTGCCTCAATGTCATTGCAGCTTCAGCCATTGCCATCGCATTCAAACAGTTAGACTCTTGAGATGCAGTAACCTCTTTTGAGTGGGAATTAAAACTTATAACAAAAAAAGAAATAAATAATATTTTTTTCATTTTGATTTACACCAAGTCATAAACACTGTTAATTGCAAGCCTAACACCATAACTACCAGTGCTATCCTGATCTTTCCACCCGCCATTTATCACCGCAGGTACGGTTTTATTTATAACTCTTCCAGCTAGTTGGGCAGCCTCGTTCTTGCTTATGTATCCAACCAACAACCCATTAATTTCCACTTTGATTGCATTTTTATCGTACTTATTAAATGGCTCAGAAGAAACTTTTGCATGACACTGAATAAATTTGGATTTTTCTTCTTTTTTCCCTGCAATTTTAGATAGATTCTTTTGATAAGATTGCTCACCAACTATATCAAAATTATAAGCAACTGCCTGCCTACCCATAGATGTAATGTCGCCCATTAAATTTTTTAATAGCTGAGCATCTGTATCACTCTTATGCTTATCTTGGAGCTTGACTACCACAATAATAGCTATAACGACAATTATACTAATTACCACCCACATAACTTACACCCGCCCCAAATTTATAATTTAGAACAAGATACAAGTTCATTGGACAAAAAGAAACCTCCCGAAGGAGGATTACTTAACTGCGGACAAGCCCTTTTCAAACATTTCATCAACACTGTATTCAACTTCTTCAGGCTCCTTCTCATGTGGCATAAAGGAATACGCACTCACATTTTCAGCGCCTTTAGAAGCTAGATATGCTGCCATAAGATTACCAAATCCCTGCTCAATCCTTCTGCCAAAAAAGAAAGGGCCATACTTTTTACGGTAGGCCCTCCACATTGGTAGTTCAGAAATGCTTATGGTATTTTTTGCTTCTTGGATGGTTCTTCCACCGATTCCGTTGAGGACGAGTTCGCACCAGAACTCGTTTTCGTCGAACTCTTCTTCAGTGACTTTCCCGTAAAATTATTAACCTTATTTGCCGCTTCATAAATCGCATTAATAAAGTTGGGATCCGAGGTATAAACGTCCTGAACCGATTCAAAGAAAGGCGTGCCTTTCTCATCTTCACAAATGGAACCAACCAAACGAGATGCCACCAACTGCTTTCCATCAATACCTTTTAATTCAGGATTCTCTGGATCTTTCACAACATCCCATTCAAAAGCCTTGGACACCTCTTGTTGAGCTTCAAATGTTAGACGCTTTATGAAAACTTGCCCTTCAAGTTCAAGAAATTCATCAATTTGAATTTCTTGCTTACCCACAAGCTCTTTAAGCTCGTCAATGTTCTGTTCAGTGACAAGAACGGACCACTTAACAACCTGTTCAACAGGTGCTGAGCTCTGAGTTACTTTGCGCAACTTTTTAAGATTTAATGTCTTAGCCATAACCTATCCTTAAGGAATTGTGCGCATTGTTTCGTTAACACTAGAAGTGCGTTTAAGTGGATAGTTGTAACCAACAAACTGCCCTTTTTCGAATGTACGTTCAGGTGTTTTCAAGTAACCTTCAAAAGCCCACCACATACGTTCAGGCGGTAGAGTCACAACACCTGCAGCAACAGTTGGCGCTGCATCTGAATGGCTTGAACCTAAATACCACATGACTTTTTTACGTGGATCAGTTTTGGACAACGCAAGAATCTTTAAATGTGATTCGTTTTCGTCGTCAAAATCTGTACCAAGAGATCCTTCACCCGGTGTCTTTTTACCAGGATCAAAATTATCTTCGGCATCATCAAGGCATGTCACATCAATATCTTCTTCAGTGTCATTCCCAAGTGTTAAGTTTTTTGCACATTGCACGGTAATAACCTCATTACCGTCAACATAGAACAGTTGCGACTTTTGTACTTTAATACGCGCCATGAGTAGCTACTCCTCAATTTTTTGGCATAAAAAAACCACCTTTCGGTGGTATTGGTTTAAAAATGATTTATTTATTCAAATAGACATGGCTGAATTTGCCGATCCACATTTGCAATAGCGGTTTCAAGAACATCACGTTGTTTTTTCCATTGAGACAAACCACGACCGCATTCACTAGCTATATCTTTCTCGCAGTCTAATTTTGCGCTAAGTGCTTCACGTTTTTGGATTAGAGAAAAATAGTCTGTTTGTAGAAGTGCACGTGCCTCAAAGAATGCTCGAACTAATGCTTTCTTGAACTGGCGCACCTTTGGGCTGTTCCGCATGTAGGTTAAAAGCAAGGTAGCCTGCTGCTCATTTAGGACAGCATACTGTAAAGAGTGCCCATAACCACCTTGGGGAAGTGGTGCACCCATCCGCATTTCAAATGCCAATGGGCCAAACTCATCAAAATCTGACTTATAGCTTCGCACCAACTGGATTATGGACTTATGCTGAATACCCAAACCAAGTGCGATTTGTAAAGTTGTGGTTTTTGGCACACCTTTTTCAACATCAACAATTTTTATAACTTCAATTTTTGCATTCATATATAACTCCTTGAGTTGCTGTAAACCTGTTTATCGAATGCAGTTGGAATAATAAACAGGCGTAAAAAAAGCCTTACATTTCTGTAAGGCTTAATTCTTTCATCACTAAAATCCGTGATTTGTTCAATTTTCCATATTTAACTCTCTACCGATCAAGCCACCAACTACCTGAAAATCCACGAGCAAAAAGCTTTGTATTTGACTCGTAGTGACCGATTCTCTGATCAATCAAACTATGCTCTTGGAGAACATTGCATACAGCAGCTCGAATATCTAAAGCCGTCTTTTGGTTAGGGCTATAGACCATCACCTGATACATCACATCATCCTCATTGGTGATGTTATCTAAAGAGGTATTTGGGGTTCCTGATAAGTCAGTCCAAACCAAATAAGGTAGTGGTGTCTTTTCAGGTGCCACATCTTCATAAATGCGTTCACCCAACATTCCAAATACTTGGGCATCAGCCTTTAAAATTCGATAAATAGGTAATTGCTTCATTCGATCTTGCCCTTTTTGATTGCGGATTCAATCGACTTCATAAACGCCTTATTGAACTCGTTGGTGACCACTTCAATATTCTGAGCCAATGCAGGACGCATAAAAGGTGTAGGTGGAAATTTTGAAGTACCAAACTCGATGAAACGCCAATACACAGTCATCCCACCGGGCAAAGCATTTAATTTTTCAAAATTTGATTTGGCATTTACAGCTGCACCACCCATTACACCGACTCGCATACGAACGGTGTTTATATCGCGGCTTTTACCATTACGAATCAGCAAGTTTTCTTGAATGCTTTCTCGCGTATCAGGATCATCAATACGTGAAGCTCCAACCTTGGCAGCAAAGAGCACTAGTTGCATTGCTTTACGTGCAGCGGATCGAGCGCGGCGGTTAACAGCCTTGCCATCTGTCAAAGTTTGGAGTTTCTTAGAAAGCTCATCCATGCCCTCAATCTTAAATTCTATCGGCATTTTAATTCCTAATAAAAAGCCGCCTTTTGGCGGCTTTTTCTAAATTAACTTTTGCAGAAAATCATTCAATTCATCCTGAGTATGAAACGAAATAGTTTTTAATTCCGAACCAAAATGTAAAACTAAATCAATAGGAACTTCTCTTGAAGTTCTCAAAGTTGACGTATTCTCAATAAAAGTTATTAATTCAGTATTGAAATAGATTTCAGTACCATTATGAGACGTGAATTTTACAAACATAATCTTTATTCTTCATAATTATTAAAATCTAATAATTACATAAATTTAGATAATTTCAACTCTATTTCTCTACACCGTGACTGAGCATCAAAGTGCAGTAGATTTTGCCATTTTCAGCATCGGGTAAAGGTTCACCCGTGATGCTATAAATTTTTCCATCGTAAACAACACGCATGGTTGTATCGATATCGGATCGCTTACGGATCTTACAGCGCGCAACAATTTCGGAATTATTGGCCTGAGCAACCAATGTGTCTTTGACTGAAAGCCATGTGACCTTCGCCCAAAGAGTTGCATGTGTGGACCATACTGGATCTAGGATGTTGCCATCGTCATCACGTGCGTCATCACGTGACGAAGTTTCCTTTTTAATGCGGATGCGGTGGCAGAGTTCGCCTGCAAGTAGACTCATAAATTCACCCATCGGTGGCGCTTCCAAAGCCAATCTGTTGCTTGAGGCAAATTTGTTGAAATCGTACCTAGTACAACCGACTCTCTGTTTGCATACCAATGACCAATAAGCATGTGAGCACCTTGTATAATCGATTTACTCACATGCATACCATTGCCTACATCTTCAGGAATAACTTCACCAACTACGTAAAGTTTACGATTGGTACTTTGCTCAAAGGCTTCAAATGCAGCATCAATCAAACCTTCAATCAAATCATCTTCATCATCGTGATCAATACGAAGATTAAGCTTGACCTGTTCCTTCGTTAGAAACTGCGGCATTTTTAGCACCTTTTCCACGTTTTGGCTTTGTAACTTCTGGCTGCTCGGCATCGGCATCGGCATCGGCATCGGCATCGGCATCGGCATCGGCATCGGCATCGGCATCGGCATCGGCATCGGCATCGGCATCGGCATCGGCATCGGCATCGGCATCGGCATCGGCATCGGCTCGGCAGATGATTCAACAAGAATGGCTACTTGCAAATGATTAATCGCAATATCTGCAATTCGCTCTTCAACGTCATGAATACCTGGTTCAATCTCAATCACTTTATTGCCGTTTTCTACTGCAATTTTAAATTGCTTATGTACTTCAATTACTGGTGGCATATTCTTTCCTCCAATAAAAATGACCCTCAATTTGAGGGCCATTTTTACTATTAGTATTAAGCTTTAAGTGTTAAAACTTTCACAGCATTTGAGTCAGTCAATAAACCACCTACACGTTTAGTAGTGTAGAACTCAACATATGGTTTTGATGAGAATGGATCACGTAATACACGAGTTCCCATACGATCCACCACTGAATATGCACGCTTAAAGTTACCAAACATCACAGCATTTGCATCTGCTGCAACGTCAGGCATATCTTCATTTTCCGCAATACCATAACCCAATAGGCTTGAAGGCTGGTCAGCTTGTAAACCAGGCTGCCATAGATAATTTCCTTGTGAATCTTTGAATTTACGAACATACATTTGAGTAAGTCCGTTCATCATAAATTTGGCACCATTACGGTAACCTTTACGCAATCCATAAATCAGATTAATTAAGTCATCAGAATCAAACGAATCTGCACTACCTGAATTAAAGTTTTGTAATGTTCCAAAAGCACGATCTTTATCACCAGTTAGGGCCATGGCGTGTGCCATCAGACCTTTTGGTTTATTTGTGCCATCTCCTAACAAAAATGCTGAAGACTCTTGTTCGGCAAATTCGATAGCAACTTCACTTGATAACCACTGTTCAACATCAAAAAACATGTCGTCCAATGCCTGCTGAGTCGATTTAGGTTTTGCATAAATCTCCCCCATAGTTGCAATAATTTCTTTCAGTTTTGGTGATTTAGTGTCAGGGCGTTCATCAGTTTCACCAACCCAGCCTGAACCGGCACCACCGATATTTACGAGCTTTTTATAGCCCGATGCGCTGATAAGAATTGATCCGCATTCTTCGCGCATAACGTTATCTTTTCGCAGAATTTCCAGCAGTGACTGATCAAGTTCTTCTGGAGCGGCATAACCACCATCTTCATCAACCCCAACCTGCACAGCTTTTTGCTGAAGCTCAGCCAAACCATCTTCATTGCCTTTGCGTACAAACTTACCAAAGGCAGCTTTATATTCACTGACCTCTTTACCACCTACCGCTCCTGGGCGTTTGGCAGCTTTAAGTTCCTTTTCCAGTTCAGTTTTTAGGTTATCGAGTTCGCTCATTTTTTCGTTGAGCTTATCGACTTGTTCTGACAATTTGCCTTTTTCAGATTTAATACCTTCTAGCTCTTTGTCATTTTTCTTTTTGAAATCTTCAAACGTACCCTTAAGGTCTGCTGCAACTTCTTCAATATCTTTCTTTTCAATACCCATGATTACTCACCTACGAAAATGGATTTTAAGGATTTAAGTGGTTGTAGCGCATCTTCGTTGTCAGCCTCTCGCTGAGAATCAATTGCACTGTAGCCTTTAGACATAAATGCCTTGGCTTGAGAACGTGAAAACCCTACATCTCGCAGAGCACGCTCAATTTTGGTTGGAGATGGTGTCTCACCCTTTTCAAGCAAAGATTTCACTTCAGAAATTCTTGCTTCATCATTTGCAGGCATGGTCACAAGTGACACTTCCCACAAATCAATTTCTTTCAATAAATAGACCCCTTTGGAAGAGTCATATTCCCAATCTTTTAAGATGTACCCGATTGATAGACCACCAAGGCTGCCTGCTTTGGCATGGGCATAAGCACGTTTTGCCAATGGGTCGTCATCAATAAGAAGACGGCCTTTCACATATAAACCATGGTCGTCTTCTTTCATTTCCGTATATATGCCGATTGGTTCGGACATTTTGTGTTGCCAAAGCAATGAAGGAAGTCGGCCTTTTTCAGCCCAAAAAGAAAGGGACTTCTGAAAAGCCCCCTTTACTACTACATCTGAATAACTATCTTCGACACCAAATACTGAGCCATAGCCCTCAAATTCTCCCGTATCTGTTAGAGATTTAATCTTTAACGGGATATCAAGACGCTGCTTTGTTTGCATCGTTTTCCCCTTCTGGATCTGTTGTCATGTTCATTGGTGTTAGATAAATATCCCCACCTTCACGCGGGTTCATATCCTCAAGCTCACGGCAATCATTTGGGCTTAACCAGCCCCACTGAATACCTTTCCCATAGGATTCATAGCGAGTTTTTAGGTCGCCTCGAAGCAATGCGCCTGCATTAAATTTTGCATAGTGCGTTTTGCGATCCTTTTCATTGAGTAACCCAACCTTGATTCGTGACTCAATTCGAGTCATATAAGGAACTAATGAGTAATTCACAAAACTCATTCCCATATGCTCAATATTGTTTAAAGTCATTTTTTCCATGTTTGCGGCTAAATGTGGTGGAACACGGAACAGCCCGCAAATTTCTGTCGCCTGATATTGACGTGTTTCTAAAAACTGAGAGTCTTCAAGATTTAATGCAGTAGGTTTCCACTTCAAACCTTGTTCTAAAATCATGGGTTTGTATGTATTCGCTAAACCTGTGTAGTTTTCCTCAAACTCATCCTTGAGCCGAGCAAATGCCACATCGGAAAGTTGCTCATCTGTTTCCAGAACACCAGAAGTTACAGCTCCATTTTTAAATAAATTTGCACCATGGTCCTCTGTATCCATCCCCAATCCAATACATTTGCGTGCATAAGTAATTGGATTCAAACCAAGCAATCCATCAAGTGTGAATAATCGAACGTGCCAAATTTCGTCTTGTGTCAAAGTCTTTGTGCCTTGACCTTTAAAATTTACACTGTATTCAACTGTCCAATCATCGTTAAGTTTTGGCGTGACACTCGCGGGATCAATCGGTAATAACTCAGCTACTTCACCCAATACATAAACTTTGTAGGCGTAAAAATTACCGCGCAAACATAAGCACACCATAAGCAGCTCCCAAAACTCTTGGGCTGTCATATAATCATTTGGTGCAACATATAAAAGATCATGCAATTTATGATTTTCTGCCGGTACCTTATCTCGACCTTTCTTTTTATAAAGTCTGCAAGGCAACATACCCATCGATTCAGATAAAACACGTACACACGTAAAAACTGTAGATAATTGCATAGCAGTCAAAGGTGTTACTGACCGCCCACCAACAACGGCATTAGCCCCAAATATTTTTGATAAATCATCGGGACTAGAAATTGGATTCGTCTTGATACTTAAACCAAACGCATCCAATAGTTTTGTTTTTAAACTCATTACAGTTTCCTAATCCCATGTTTTTCCAAATGGCTTGAAAGCGTTGCTTTATCAGAGTGTTCAGGGTTCAAACTCATCAATGCCACGGCGTTAAACATTGCAATAACTGGATCAATTTTTCCTACACCTGAATCCTGCTTGGTAATACGCATACCATTACCGATCATCACGACCCGAGCATTACCTACACACCAAGTCATAAGCTGCTGACCCGCATGCCAGAGATTTCCCTCTGCCAATTTACGCTCAGAAGTCATGATGTATCCCATCAACTTATGACCTTGCGGGACTGCGACAAGAACCTCTTCAGGTATTCCAGCGCCAGTTAATCCATCAATGAGACCTCCAAGACCTTGCGGATCTAGCCCAATTTTGTCGAGCTTGCCACTGTCATAAATTTGCTTTGCAATTAACGCCAACTGGTCAATGTCTTCACCCACTTTATCGACAACAACAAGGCTTTCTTCTTGCTCAAAGTCTTTGTATTTAGGTATGTTCTCTTTACGGCGTTCTAAGGCAATTTTATTAGCCCAAGCACGACTCCAAAGCCACCAAATACGTGGATCTTTCTTCAATCGTCCTAAGGCTGCGAACCCAAGTAAGTCATCCAAGCCACCGCCATCAATCCCTAATGTGATCAACTCAGATTGTTCAATTAATTGCTCAAGTCCAAACACATGCTTTTGCTGAACCCAATACTCAGCACCCGCCCAACGGTTT